TTAGCTCAACAGGCTCCCCAGTTATACGATATGGGTAAATTGCATCGTCAGATGCTAGAAGTTCTAGGAATACAAGATGCTGACAGCATCATAAAGCTACCTGAAGACATAAAACCAAAAGACCCTGTAGCCGAAAATATGGCTATAATGAAACAAGAACCTGTCAAGGCGTTTAAGTATCAAGACCATGAAGCTCACATTGCTGTACATACTGCTGCTGCTCAAGACCCGAAGATACAGCAAATCATAGGTCAGTCGCCATTTGCGTCAGCTATACAGAATGCCTTGGCGGCTCACATTACTGAACATGTAGCTTTTCAGTACAGAGCAGAGATAGAGCAGCAACTAGGCGTTCCAATGCCAGATGAAGACAAACCATTACCAGATAGTGTAGAGGAAGAGCTTTCAAGGATTACAGCTAAAGCAGCTTCTGCTGTATTGGAAAAGAGCAAGAAAGAAATGGCAGAGCAAGAAGCGTTAGCAAAACAACAAGACCCATTAACAGTAATACAACAAAAGGAAATGGCTCTAAAAGAAGCTGAGTTTGCCCATAAGAAAGAAATGGACTTGGCTAAATTACAGGTAACCGCAAAGGCAAAAGAAAAAGATCAAGAGATCGAAGTTGCTAAAGTGGCAGTTAAGGCTGTTCAGGATAAAGAAAAATCTACCATAGAAGAAAGAAAGCAAGGCTTACAAGAAGGCATAGATTTAGCTAGAGAGTTTTTAGATGAGTAGTGAAAGTATCTACGCACCACTTCTTAAAAAAATTTTAGATTATAAAGAAAACCTGAAAGATCATATTTCTACAGGTGGTGCTAAAAGCATGGAAGATTATAATTTATTAGTAGGTGAGTTTAAATGTCTCGAAAAAATACAAGAAGATATACTTGACATAGAACAAAGATTTATTAATGATTAAAAAAGTTCAAGTGAACTTTTCGTATTAACGCAAGGAACTGTGATCCTTAATCACTGCATGAGGTAAAAATGTATCAAGCTGTAAAGAAAGAAGAAGACCCAAAAGTCGCTTCTAAAATGCCCGAACCAAAGGGCTACAAACTTTTAATATCCCCAGTAGAAGTAGATGAGAAAACCGAAGGTGGTGTTTATATGCCTGACTCTTTAAGAGAGTCGGAAGGTATAGCATCAATAATAGGTTTTGTTGTGAGTTTGGGTCCTGACGCATACAAGGATGAAGATAAGTTTCCAACTGGTCCTTGGTGTAAAAAAGGTGACTTTGTAATATTCAGGTCATACTCAGGAACTCGTTTTAAAATTCATAACCAAGAGTTTAGAATAATTAATGATGACACAGTGGAAGCTGTTGTCGATGACCCTAGAGGATATAAAAGAATATGAACGATACAGCAGAAAAATTACAAGAAGACTTTGGTGAAGATCAGATTGTTGATTCAAAGCAAGAAGATAGTTTAAATGAAGAAGACTTCGATGTAGAGATAGTAGATGACACACCAGAAGAAGATCGTGTCCCAAAAAGAAATGTCGATACTACTGAGCAAACAGATCAAGATTCAGAAGAAGAAATAAAAAACTATGGCGATAATGTTCAGAAAAGAATATCGAAACTAAAGTATGACTATCACGAAGAAAGACGAGCAAAAGAGGAAGCCACAAGACTTCAGGAAGAGGCTCTTAGATATGCGGAGAATCTAAAGAAAGACAACGAAAATCTTAGAAAAACGCTGGCTGATGGCGAATCAATGCTCATTGACCAAGCTAAAGGTAGGGTAGGAGCAGAGCTTGATAAAGCTAAGAAAGACTACAAAGAAGCTTATGAGTCTGGTGATCCTGATAAATTAATAGAAGCCCAAGAAAAAATGTCTAGGCTTCAGAATGAGCAGTTTCGTGTAGACGAATATCAACCCCAACCTCATGTAGCAGAAAAGCAACAGCCTGCCAAACCCCAGCAACCAAGGCTTTCTCAGATAGATTTAGAGTGGCAAAAAAGCAACCCGTGGTTCGAAAAAGACACAATAATGCGTGGCACTGCTATGGGATTACATGAAGAAGTAAAGCAAAAAGGTATTGTGCCAGGAAGCGAACAGTATTATAAAGAGATAGATGAGGGAATGAGAAAAATATTCCCCGAAAAGTTTGAGGTTCAGCAAGAAGCACCTGAACGCCAAAACGGAACCGTGGTCGCCCCCGTTGAAAGAAGCGGAAAAAAATCACGCACAGTGCGTCTAACAAGAACCCAAGTGGCACTCGCAAAGCGGCTTGGACTCAGCAATGAGCAGTATGCAGCGCAGTTAATGAAGGAACAATCAAATGGCTGATAGAGAACCAAGAGACACGCAAAATCGTGAAAAGCAGACTCGCAAAAAGCAGTGGGAGCGACCCACACTTTTGCCGACACCTACTCCAAGGGAAGGCGTTGAATTTCGTTGGATTAGAACGGCAGTACAGGGTCAATCTGATACGCCAAACGTATCTGCAAAATTTCGTGAAGGATGGACTCCAGTGTTAGCCAAGGATCACCCAGAGTTGCAAGTAATGACGGATATCGACTCAAGATGGTCTGAAAATATAGAGGTTGGTGGGTTACTTTTATGTAGCAACGCAACCGAAACAGTAGAGAGCCGTAAGGAATATCATAGAGAGCAGTCTGCAAGACAGCTTGAAAGTGTTGATAATTCTTACATGAAAACTAATGACCCTCGGATGCCCGTTCTAAGACCAGAGCGAAGCACCCGAACAACTTAATGGAGGTAGACACATGTCTAGCGCATCTGCTCCTTTTGGTTTACGTCCCGTAGGAACGTTAGGTGGCGAATACACTGGTGGTTTTCGTCAATACCCTATCTTATCCTCGTACTCCACAAGGATTTGTTACGGAGATGTCGTCAAGTTAAATGACGATGGCTCCACAACCACAGTTCAAAAAGATACAGGCACAAGCGCAGCTACGCCAATCGGTATTTTTCTTGGATGTCGTTTCATCGATGTAAGCTCCAATCAGCTTACATTTTCACAACAATGGTCAGGCGCAGCTCATACCAGTGGTATGGCTTATGTTGCTGACGATCCAAACATTCTGTTTGCTGTACAAGCAGACGGAACAGTTAATGATGATGATCTTGGTGCTAACGTAGAGTTAGAACAAACAGCATCAAGCTCAACGTTTGGTATCTCTCGTGTTAGTATTGATATTAGCACAACAGCAGTTACAGCAGCTTTACCAGTAAGGATTGTTGATTTTCTCGGAGGTCACGATGGTGATGAAAGAGGATCAAGCTTTCCTATAATGCTTTGTAAATTCAACACAGGTCATCAATTAGGTGTCGGTGTTGTCTCTGGCAACGCACCAGGAGGTGGTTAATCATGGCAGTTATGAGTAGAGCAAATCTCTTAAAAGAGTTACTCCCAGGCTTAAACGCATTGTTTGGGTTAGAGTATGACGGCTATGAAAACGAACATGCTGAGATTTATGAAACTGAAAACTCCGATAGAAGTTTTGAGGAAGAAGTAAAGCTTAGTGGGTTCGGTGCAGCTCCAGTGAAGCAAGAAGGTGCATCCATCTCTTACGATGTAGCACAAGAGTCATTCACTGCTCGTTTTAATCACGAGACAGTGGCTATGGGTTTCTCTATTACAGAGGAAGCTATGGAAGACAATTTGTATGACAGTCTATCAGCACGTTATACAAAAGCACTTGCTAGAGCTATGGCTTACACAAAGCAAACAAAGGCAGCGTCACTTCTAAACACTGGTTTTGATACATTCACCTCTGGTGATGGAGCTTTCCTATTTAGTGCTTCCCACGGTACAGTGGCAGGTGGTAACAATAGGAACCAACCATCAGTAGCGGCTGACCTCAACGAAACATCTTTGGAGCAAGCAGTGATTGACATTGCGGCTTTCGTAGATGAAAGAGGTCTATTGATTGCAGCAAAGCCAAGGAAGTTGATCGTTCCACCTGCATTGATGTTTACGGCAACTAGATTGCTACAAACAGATTTGAGAGTGGGAACTTCTGACAATGATCTAAACGCTATCAAGACCAATGGGTCTATCCCAGAGGGCTATAGAGTTAATCATTACCTAACAGATAGTGATGCTTTCTTTATAATCACAGATGTTCCAAACGGAATGAAGCATTTCGTTAGAACTCCTATGGCTACTGGCATGGACGGTGACTTCAATACTGGAAACGTAAGATACAAAGCAAGAGAGAGATACTCTTTCGGTGTATCTGATCCACTTGGAGTATATGGTTCAACAGGAGCCGCTTAAACTAGCTAATATGTGGGGCAGTAATAAAATACTGCCCTTCATTTACCTTGACAGCGTAAGCTGACATTTGCCAAGACAAGGAGATTAATATGGGCAATACAACATTTTCAGGTCCAGTCAGAACAACTGGTGGATTTAAAACAATCAATAAAAGTAGCACCACAGGTGCAATTACAGAGACAGGTTTTTCTGTAAACTCAACAGGTCAACTCATTTCTATGGGTACTAGAAAGATACAGTCGTTCGCAGGAACTCTTGCAAGCACAAACGCTGCTGCAACAGCATATGCAGACGGTGACTGTCTTGTAGAGTTGGGAACATTGAACGTAGATGCTCCTGATGATCTAGTAACACCGTCAAAGATATTTGTACACAGAGCGTTAATTGGGATTACTACAGCAGCAGGTCAAACACTTGCAGGTAACTTAGCGTTAAGTGCAACATCTGGTACAGCTACAAATGCAGGCGTAACAGGTACAGAGATTGTAGGGGCAGGTGTAACAGCCTTTCACGAGCAATTAAGTGCCACGCAGTCTATCACAGAGATTGATGTTAACTTCAATAACTCAGCAGGTAACTATCATATCTTTGTGCCAAATATAACGGCTGCTGTTGCAAATGTGCATCTATATGCCAGAGCTACAACCACTGTTAATGCTGATATAACAGCAGGAAGATTTACAGTTGAACTAGAATACTCAGTATTCTAAGGGGGTAAACATGGCTGATGCAGTAACATCACAAACCCTTTTCGATGGCGACAAGCACGTTGTTATGAAATTTACTAATATTTCTGACGGCTCTGGGGAGTCGGCTGTTAAAAAGGTTGATGTCAGTGCGTTGAACTCAGACATTTATGGCAATACTTGTAGTAGTGTTGCCATAGAGAAAATCTGGTGGCAGTGCATAGGCATGAAGGTCAAGTTGTTTTTCGATGCAACATCTGATGCTTTTATAATAGAGTTAGGTGAAAATCAGAGTGGTCATCACGACTATAGTGAGTTTGGTGGTTTGTCTAATAACGCAGGGTCTGGAAAGACAGGCGATATTGACTTT